TGTAAATGGTACACAAAGTAATCTTGAACCATTACGTAACATATTGGAAAGCTATGGTGATGATTTCACACCAAACCTAAACATAGAGTGGGATAATATGGACGTAGACACTTTGTTACAAAAGAATGATATGGAAGCCAGATGGTCATTCAATATTCCTTCTTTAACAAGGGCAGTTGAGGGTGTCAATGAAGGACACCTCATTGAAGTGGGTGCTAGACCTAATACTGGTAAAACGTCTTTTCATGCGAGTTTAATTGCAGGAGTAAATGGTTTCGCAAGGCAAGGTGCTAAGTGCATTGTGCTTTGTAATGAAGAGGGCAGTCACAGAGTAGGTCTACGCTACCTCACTTCAGCTACTGGTATGGACAAGTACCAAATTAAAGAGAACCCTAAAAAAGCCAGAGAGTTGTATACACCTGTTCAGAAAAATATCAGGCTAAGAGATGCAACAGGAAAAGATATGTCTTGGGTTGAGAGTGTGTGCAAATCTTACTCACCAGATGTCGTTGTGTTAGATATGGGTGACAAGTTTGCTAAGACACAAGGCTTTGCACGACAGGACGAAGCGTTGAAAGCAAACGCTGTCCATGCTCGTATGATTGCCAAGCAACATAAGTGTGCTATCTTTTACATGTCACAGTTGTCAGCCGAAGCAGAGGGTAAGGTTGTACTTAACCAAGCTATGATGGAAGGCAGTCGTACAGGAAAAGCTGCCGAAGCCGATTTGATGATTTTAATTGCTAAAGACGTTCCTGTAAACAACAAGGGTGGTGGTACGGATGATAGTGAAGAGAGTACGTTGCGACATATTAATGTGGTAAAGAATAAACTGTCTGGTTGGCATGGTAGAATTGTATGTGACTTAGACTACAAGACAGCTAGGTATACAGCATGAGAGATTTATTTGGAAATGAAATACCAGAGTTTGAATACAAAGATACTCTTGTTTGTATAAAGTGTGATACGGAACAGCCGATAGACCAATTCAATGCTATGAAGTATGAAAGCAAGAGTAAGCAAACAGAAATAAAGAGAACCTGCCGAACTTGTATGCGAAATCAGTCTACTTTGGTGAAAGAATTGAAGAGACAAAATACTTATCCAGACGAAAAATATCAGTGTCCTATATGTGACAGAGACATTAAAGAAATAGGAAAGTATGGACAGCCTAGACTACAGAATTGGGTGCTAGACCACTGTCACGATACGCTGACGTTTAGAGGTTGGGTGTGTCATCATTGTAATGTAGGACTAGGTGGTTTCTCAGATAGCTTGACACGATTAAAAAAAGCTGTATTATATTTAGAGAATCATTTGAGAGGTGGAAAATGAGATTAATTTTAGACGTAGAGAATACCGTAACCAAACGTAACAATCGTATGCATTTAGACCCTTTTGAAAAGGATAATGCTCTTGTTATGGTAGGTATGAGAAGTGAACTTGGAGAACAGATAATTACTTTTGACCATAGTGAGGGAAATACTACCCCAAATGGTAGACAAATAGTTCAAGAAATGCTTGACAAGACAACTGTGTTGGTCTGTCACAATGTTTCTCACGATTTAGTGTGGTTGTGGGAGTCGGGTTTTAACTATGATGGTATTGTCTTTGATACAATGTTGAGTGATTATGTTTTACAAAGAGGGCAAAAACAACCTTCATCACTTGAGGCCTGTGCTGAACGCTACAAATTACAGACACAGAAACAGGATACTCTGAAAGAATATTTTAAAAAGGGTTACTCTGTTCGTGATATTCCTCATGCTGAATTATCTGAATATCTTAGTCACGATTTAAACGCTACAGAACAGTTAGCTGACAGAATATTTGATAGGCTATCTGAGAATAAGAATGCAGGGTTAATGGACACAGTTAACTTGACAAACATGGTTGCTGTCTGCCTATGCAAGATTTATAAGAACGGTTTTACTGTAAACTATGTTGAGTTAGAAGAGGTGAAACAAGAGTTTGAAAAAGAAAAGGAAGCTCTCGTTGCTAGTTTAAAGGAACAAGTTAGAGAATTGATGGGCGATACACCTATTAATCTTAATAGTCCCGAACAGTTATCATGGGTTATTTACAGCCGTAAGCCGTTAGACAAAAACGATTGGTCTAGTTCATTTAATCCTTACATGAGTTATGAATCTTTTAAAGACATGGTTATGGGTAAAAGTGAAGTTGTTCGTAAGAAGAGGGCAATGCAATGTGGTACATGTTTGGGTTATGGAAAGGTACGAAAGATGAAAAAGGATGGTACTCCTTTTGCAAAGATGACTAAATGTACTAATTGTAATGCAGAGGGGTATTTGTATACAGCTACTAAAGACATTGCAGGACTAAAGTTTTCTCCCCCTAATGCAAAATGGGTTAGTTACAATGGTTTTACAATAAACAAGGGTAACATTGAAACTCTTGAGGGCATAGCTCGTAGGAAAGAAAACAAAGAAGCAGAGAAGTTTCTCAAAAACATTCGTAGACTTTCTGCTTTAGAAACGTACCTCTCTAGCTTTGTAGAGGGCATAGCAGACCATGTAAAACTTGATGGTAGGTTACATGTAAGATTATTACAACACCGTACCTCTACAGGACGTTTTAGTGGTGCTGACCCTAATATGCAGAACATGCCTAGAGGTGGTACTTTTCCTGTAAAAAGAGTATTTGTTTCTCGTTGGAGTGACAAGGGTGGTGAAATACTTGAAGCAGATTTTGCACAATTAGAATTTAGAGTTGCTGCATTTTTGTCACAGGACAAGACAGCTATGAGAGAGATAGCTAATGGTGTAGATGTACATGCTTATACAGCTAAGATTATTAGTGATGCAGGACAGCCTACAACTCGGCAAGAAGCTAAAGCACATACATTTGCTCCGTTATATGGTGCTACAGGCTATGGCAGAACCCCTGCCGAAGCACAATACTACGAGCAGTTTACTAAAAAGTATTCGGGTATAGCACAATGGCATACTTCTTTAGGACAAGAAGCTATAGATACCCTTAAAATACGTACACCGTCAGGCAGAGAGTTCTCTTTTCCTGATGTAGAGAGGAGAAGCAACGGCTCTGTGACATATGCTACACAATTAAAAAACTATCCTGTGCAAAGTTTTGCCACAGCCGACATTGTACCTTTAGTATTAATAAAAATAGATGAAATGCTTAATGGTATGCAGAGCTGTATTGTAAATTCAGTTCACGATTCAATAGTTATTGATATACACCCAGACGAAAAGGATAAAGTTTTAAAAATTATGCAAATAATTAACAAAAACTTAAAAATTATCATTGACAACCACTGGAAAATAGATTTTAATGTACCTTTATTATTAGAATCAAAAATAGGATATAATTGGCTTGACACCAAAGACATCATATGATATAACTATAATTTTTAAATAAGAGGAGATAAATATATGAATACAAATTTAGTTACAATAGATACAAACAAAGACAATTACGCAGTTATGGCTAAAGCTATGGGCATGGCTTCCGATAATGACACTAAACAAAAGTCTAGCACTCTTGCAAGGCTACGAATCAGTCATGCACCTATCATGGGACAGGAAGAACTCAACGGCAAGACAGTAAATGTGGAAGTTGTTGAGGGTGGCTCATACAAATTGGAGATACCTGATGGTGAAACTTTTTATTCCACCACGATTAAGCTACGTCCTTTTATGCAGAGGTACATGTACAAGAGATGGGTTTCTGCTCACGCTGATTCTGGTCATTCAGGTATGTTTCATAAAACTGTTATGAATGACAATCTTAATGTTGACCTAAAGGATAACGATGGTAATTATAACTGTGGTAAACCTGCAGGGTATATAAAAGATTTCAATGCTCTTCCACAAAGCACACAAGACATGATTAAAACAATCAAACGAGTGCGTGTTATCTTTGGAATGGTAGAGCTTGGTGATGCTGTAAACGCAAGTGGTGTACCTGCTGATGTTGACCCTACACCTTTCATATGGGAAGTAGACAATAGGGATGCTTTCAAAACATTAGGGGAGTGCTTTACTAAACTTGCTAAGATGAAGCGACTACCACCACAGCACAACATTGAATGTGCTACAGAAGAGAGAAAGTTACCAAACGGCAACAGCTATTACGTTCCTTCCGTAGCTCTTAACCTTACAGATTCAGTTACCTTGACGCAGGGAGATCAGGATATGTTTGGTAATTTTATTCAGTGGGTTGACAACTACAATGACTACATCATAAATGCTTGGAACGAAAAGTCTAGGAAAGTAGAAGAGATAGACAACGAAGTTGTTGACGATATTATAGATTCTGAAGAAATACCTTTAGAATGAAACATCCTGCTGAAATAGCTTTGCATCAGTACCTAGAAGATGCTACCAACGGCAAGTCCTCTATGTCTGCTAAAACCATTGCAGGTATTAAGAAAGACATAGGGGAAGCTCTCAAGCGTCAGTTTGGTACAAAAACAAAGCGAAGAGAATTTCAATTACGTATGTCAAATATAGGTAGACCAACCTGCCAACTCTGGTTTGAAAAAAACATGCCAGATTACGCAGACCCTCTACCTACGACATTCGTAATGAACATGATGCTTGGAGACATTGTTGAAGCTGTTTTCAAGGGAATTATGAAAGAAGCTAAAGTTAAGTTTGAAAATTCAGACAAGGTTTCTTTAGATATTGCAGACACAAAAGTCAGTGGTACATATGATTTAGTATTAGATGATGCTGTAGATGATATTAAGTCTGCTTCAGATTGGTCTTACAGAAATAAGTTTGAATCTTTTGATACTTTAGCTGAAGAAGACCCCTTTGGTTATGTAGGACAACTAGCAGGATACGCTAAAGCACTAGGTAAAAAAGCAGGTGGTTGGTGGGTAGTTAATAAAGCTAACGGCAGTTTTAAGTACGTACCTGCTGACGGCATTGACCTTGAAAAAGAAGTAGACAAGCTAGAGAAAAATGTGAATACTGTAAACAGCAACAAGTTTAAACGCTGTTATGAGCCAGTAGAAGAAACTTTCAGAAGCAAACCTACAGGAAATACTGTTCTATCTAAAACATGTTCGTTTTGCAGATACAGAAAAGCCTGTTGGGAAAATTTGCAGGAGATACCCTCTTTAGTATCTAAAGCAAAAGAGCCTAAGATGGTTTCATATGTCAAAATCAGGAAGGAGCAATTAGCATGACTGATAAAAGTACAGAGCCTACTCTTGATGAGATGGCTGAACAAATCTCCGAAATGGAGAAACAACTTAGTGAGATGCGTCAAGCATATCGTGAGAAAAAATACGCAGGTGTACGAATAGCTATGGAAGCTAGAAAATCTGCTGAACAAGCCCTACAAGAGGAATTAAAATCTCTAGGTCTTCCTAGAATACATGCCTTTGGGCGAGGTTCTATTTGGTGGTAAGTGTATACTGCTAAACATTATAAGGTAGCACGAAGGCTAGGCTTTCGTAGTGGATTAGAAGTTGAGATATCTGACTTTCTTAAAAAACTTAGTGTGCCATTTATTTATGAGGGCATTAAGATTGAATGGGAAGATTTAGCGTACAGATTCTACACTCCTGACTTCGTGTTACCTAACGGTATTATAATAGAGAGCAAAGGATTTTTTACGGTTGCCGATAGACGAAAGCATATTGAGATACAAAGACAACACCCTAAACTTGACATTCGGTTTGTGTTTGCAAATGAAAACTCAAAGTTAAGGAAAGGGTCTAAAACATCTTATGCTAAATGGTGTGAAAAGAATAATTTTAAATTTTGTCATAGGGTTATACCCGAAAAGTGGCTTAAAGAACGAGGAAAAAATAAACATCCTAATGTAATTTATTTTAAAAAGAAAAGGATTGTGAAATGAGAAAACCTATGAATTTTGTTGGGTTTAAAGATGAAGAGATGTGCATTCGTGTTACTCCTTATTTACGTAACGGAAGATGGACAGGAGATGTGCATTTATCTGTAGAGGTGTTTGATAACAGTCCTTTAAATGATGAAGACTATTTTTCTTTGATGAATTTGGTTAGAATGATGATGGCTACTCCACAATTTGTAGAAGTAGACGATATAGCAAGAGATAAACTTTGGTCTATAGTTCAAAAAGAACTTGACAGCATAAAGAAAAACGGTAAAGTGGTATCACGACAAGACAACGTAATTAACATTAATTTTAAAGGAGATACTGATGGAGAAGCATGATGGATTGACAGAGAGTTTACCCGATTCGTGGACGCAGGTAGGCAATATAAAAAAGATAGTGGACATGGTAAATAGTCCACCTCATTATAATCAAAAGGGTATTGAATGTATTGATGCAATACACGCATCCACAGATGATGGTTTTCAGTATTACCTGCAAGGAAACATTATTAAGTATCTCTGGAGATACAGATATAAGAATGGTGTAGAGGATCTTAAAAAAGCACAATGGTATCTTAATAAACTTATTGAAGAAGTAGGAAATGATAGTTAAGGTATTCATAACATTGGACGTTGATGCAGACGAATACCCTGTCCCGGCTGACGGAGATGTGACAGAGGAAATCGCTGAAGCCGTAGAAGAGTTTATTTATGACATTGACGGACTTAAAATTAAAAACTGTAAAGCAATTATGGGAGGTGACTAATGAACGATTATCAAAAATTTATAGCAGTATCTAGGTATGCCAGATGG